GGTTACGCAGGGCCCGCTCCAGTTCACCGGCATTAATGGCAATGTGCATCAGGTCGTTCATGGGGTACCTCCCAGCAGCTTATGCGCCAGATTTGCCAGCGAGCCGCCGTAACGGGCCAGATCGGGCGCATAACCGAGCCCGGGATTATACGAGAACCCGACGTCGGGGCTGATGGTCTTGCCCGAGGGCAGGCGGAAGGTCACCACTTCCTTCAGCTCACCGGTCTTCTCGGACACCAACCTGAGCGAGGTATCCAGCCGGCCGGCGGCAAAACCGACCGACAACCCGCGGCGGCGAACATCATCGGCACTCAGTGCGACTACGCTGCAGCGACAGCGCCAGCCATTCGGGGGGTAGAAACTCTGCCAGAACGGATCATCGGCACGAAACACCAGGCCATGCAGCGCCAGATGGCTTTGGCGCGTGCGGCTGTCGCGGATGGCCACGTACATCCAGTAGGGCCGGTCATCAATATTGGCGCGCTGCTCGGCCCAGCGTCCGGCGCTGTAGAGCGTCGACATGTTGGTGCGGTAAATCGTATCCAACCGCCACGGGCTGCCTTGCTGGATGGTTACCGGCTCACCGGTCGACGGGTCGGTGGCGTCCGCTTTCCCCCACCATCCCTTTGCATGCAGTATCGGGGTCAGTTCTTTTTTGAACCAGCGGGCTGTTTTTCCCTCGGAAAGGGCTTTTGCCAGCGCCTGACGGATATCTTCCAGGATATCGAGGCGGGTGACCTTGGCCACGGTAAACGCCTCGGCGTGCGCCTCCTGCCACATCTCCTCCCAGTCCCAGGTGATGCGGTAACCCTTGGCCTTCAGATACGCAATGGCGCGCGCCGGCGGCAGGCCGAAGCACACGGACAAGTCGTCACTGCTGAGCACTGAGCCTCCCCGCGATTTTCGCCACAAAGAGAATGCGTGCCAGGCGCTCCTGCAACCGATCGGCATCCATGCGCGGATAGATCTCCGCCAACATTCCCATCAGGGTATGCGGCGACTGGCCTTTTTCCACGGCGTCAAACAGCGGGGCCAACACCGGTGCAAGTACCTTGTCCAGATGGCCGGTATTTATCAACGCGTCCAGTGCGCTGTCCAGCTCTTCCTCAGGCAAGCCGGCCTCATCGGCCTGGGACTCGGCAAAGGCGGCATTGGTCAGTGGGGTCATGACCGCCGACTCACGCAGGTCGCCGGGCTGCAGGTTGTATTCACGCAGAAAATACTGGGGCGTGAAGATGGCGCCCGCCTGCGACAGGCTCAGATCACGTTTGGCCTGCGTCTCATCCACCGCGTCCTGCTCCCACAGTTCCCATTGCGGCATCGGCACGTCGCCGAAGTTCAGCTCGACCATATAGCGCAGCACCTGGTTGATGGCGCTCATGACCAGCTTGGCATCGCCGTCACGGATATCGGCGGTGACCTCAAGCCCGGCGACAGCGCTGGCCTTGTTGGCTGACGCTTCGGTAGTCTGGTTCTGCCCCAGCAGGGCGATGGTGATCTCCGAGCGCGCCAACTCAATCAGGTGACGATAGATATCACTGGATGCGCCTTTGCCGGCGGACTCAATAATTTCGACCGACGCATCATCCGGGATGACCGCCACGGCGTCTTCCACCATCTGGTCGAGCGAATCCAGCAACAGGTCGATTTCCGCATCAGCCGTCCCCCGGGGATGCTTACCGACCAGCCAGGGACTGCCGTACTTCTCGGTAAAGCTCATCCAGAACCGCCAGCCGCCTTTCTTGAAGGCCACCGGCCAGAAACACATCGACAGGTCGGGAAAACCGTACGGGTTGTCGAAGGTCGCATCTTGCGTGGCCACAACGAACTTGCGCGGCGGCAGCAATTCGCCGGCAAGGCCAGAATGCCGGGCCCGAAAGCGCAGCTGATTGCCGTCGTCAAAGCAGAACCACTCGGGAGGCTTGCCGACCACATCGGTGACCACCAGGCGACCGTCACGCTGCGCCCAGGTCAGCTCAGCAGGCTGGTAGCCAAAGAAGGCCGCATCCAGCAGCTCGCCGATGATGCGGTCGACATCCCAACCTTCCATCACGCTGGTGAGGAAGTCCACCACGGACTTGTTGGCATTGCGGGGCGTCATGCCGCGCTCAAGTGCCTTGACCGCCGATTTGCGGCGACGAATGCTGCTACCAACCAGCGGTTCGGCGCGCAGCTCGCGATAGACGCTGATATCGCGGCCCAGGGACTTGAGGATCACGTCCGGGTTGGGCAGCCACTGGGTAAAACCGAGGATGCCAGCCGGGCTGCGTTCGCGAGTGGCGATGGAGCGCATCAGGGGGCGCTTGCGGTCGGCGAAAGCGACAAACTCGGTCGGTGTTACATACAGTCCGCGTGCCATTAAAATCCCTCCAGTAGTCGTTTGGCCTGTCGGCGTCTGCGAGACTTCGCAGTGACTGGCCCCTTGTTGATCTCGCGGCTGGCAAAATAGGCCAGCGCCAGCGCGATCGCCGCATCGCCGTGACGTTTGCCTCCATCCGACTTGGATTTTGAGCGCTGTTCAGGAACGCGAGGGACGCCATTGATAATCTGGACGGCACGAAGATCATCGAGCGTGTCCTCATCTTTCGGCAGTCCCTCCAGGTTACCGTCCTCGAAGGCTGCTTTAACCGGCGGCATATGTTCCCGGTACCAGCCCTCGGTGGGCATAACCTGCTTGACCCGGCTCGAGCCATAGCGTTGCATGGCATATTCCGCAAGATAAGCGCCATTGCCCCGTGCATCGAATGCCGCCCCCAGCAACCCGGGCAGGCCATCCATCAGATACCAGGTGATCTGCTCTTGTTGCTTGAATGGCACGTTACGCAGCTCCAGTACGAACGGCACGCGGCGCACCAGGTTCTTTTGCTGCAGTAGCGGGTAATCCACTGACAGGTCACCGCTACGACCAAAATCCCGTCCCAGGAAAGAACGGGCATCAGCGGGTAACGCCGCCAGCAGTGGTTTCAGGTTCTCTTCCAGCCAGTCTTGCGTCTCGGTGAAGCGCACCTCGTCCGACTTCAGCTCATAGCCCTCCGGGCAGGTCAGACGCAGCACCGGTGTATCTGCAGACATACGGGATTCAATCAGTGCTCGAGACAACCAGGCGCCGCCGCCATTGGCTGGAATACAGTCAAGCTCTTCGGATGCGCCGGCACCATAGAATTTGTACACCGACGCCATCCACGCCTGTTCGGCCTCCTCCGACCACGTTTTACCGGTACGTAAGCAAACGCGTCGGAACAGACCTTCGGATACGGCGTCCTTGAATGTAATGCGTTGAACGCTGCCTCCCTGACGGCCTGCCCGGATATCACCGATCAGCGTGTTGAACGGGTTATCATCCCCGTCATGGGTGGAGATGACGCGTACCTTGCCGCCCCAGATAAGCATCGCCAGCGCCGCTTTCAGCAGCTCGTCCAGCTGTTCGTGGAACGCGGCCTCATCGATAACGATGATGCCCTGACGACCACGCAGGTTAGAGGGGCGACTGGAAAGTGCGACGATACGAAACCCCGAATCCGGGAATTTGATGGTGTAGGTCTTGATGTGCTTGTCGTCTTCCTCTTCCTCCCAGAAGCCTTCTTCGATTTCGCTGGCGGCATAGTTGAACACCCGTGCCCACATGGCACAGGCCTGGATATACTCGACGGTCATGTCCTGGTTGTAGGCGATGTAGTAAACGTTCATGCCTCCCGCCGACGTTGACGAAGCAGCAGTCAGCACGTTGTCGGAAGCCTCAGCCCAGGTAATGCCGGTTCGCCGGCTCTTCTCAATCACTTTGAGCGGTGAGCTGTCAGCCACCCAACGCTGTTGGTAGGGCATCAGCGCCACAGGGACATCAAGGCTTGAGGTATCGGGTAATACAGGGGCCAGCAGGTTCATGTGGCAATCCCCAGAATTTCACGGCGCAAGGCGGTGACGGCTTCGGCAGACAGGCCACCTTTGCGGGCGATCTTCTCTGCAGCATTGGCCGCTTTCTCTGTTTTCTCACGCACTTCCGACTGGTAGCGTTTAAGGTTAACGGACGAGCGGGTCAGCGTGGCGATGCTTTTACCCACTTTGGCCAGCAGAGAGGCCCGTTCAGCCGGCTCCATTTCCTCGTCACTGGCTTCGCGCACGTCAATAAGCGCCGTCAGGATATCGGCCTGAATGGTGGCGATGATGGCCTCAGAGCGTTTGTCCTGATCATCTTCAGCTCCTTCGGTGATCACCCTGGCCATTTCGGTCGCTTCCCGGATAGCGGCGAAGCGGCGCTGGACCTTCTGCCCGTAGCGGGAGATCTGCGCCCGACCGATGCTGTAACCCTTGTCACGCAGCAGCGTCTCCAGCTCGCGATAGCCGCTGAAGTTGCGCTCGGCCAACGCCCGGTCAAGCCATTCACGCACTGGTTGGGGCAACACTTCGATATGACTGCGTGGCGCCATGATCACTCCCTCCAGTATTTGGCCGGCCGTGCGATGCCGGGCACGTCGTCCGTCACATATTCCACCAGGTTGACCCCCGCCGGCGTCAGTGTCGCTGTCCAGGAACGCGCCGGTGGCCGGGTGAGTTCAACCAGCGCCAGCCCGTCAAGGAACAGCAACTCCCTCTGCAATTCCAGATTGGTCAGATCGGGATAGAGCGAACTGCCCACATCCCAAAGCAGGCGGTCATTTGCCGGGTAAGGCCGCGCCTTGTTAATCACCTGCAACAGCACCCAGCGAAGCCCTTCACGTCTGGCCTGAGCCGTATCAATCATCATGTTATCCTCCCGTTACCTGCCGCAGTTGTATGTTTTCCAGCTTCTGGTAGATGGCGTCCAGGCGGGACTCGACCACCTGCTGGTAGTGAATGAACTCATCGCGCCGGACGTAGCGTTCCGGCACTTCCACCTTGAACTCCAGCACCTCCCGCTCAAGCCGTGCCCATTTGTCGGACGAGTCACGCATCAGGCGCTCGAGCGAATTGAACCGCTCGGCCTGGCGCTTTTCGGTCTCGTTGATAAACCACTTGGCCAGCCCGCCGATAAAGCCCAAAAAGCCCAGCAAATAGCCCACCAGCACCCAGAAATCCAGCTGTAACGTCATTGTTGTAGTCCTTCGATGTAATCCAGCAGGCCGTTCACTTGCTCGCGCCAGAGGCGGCACTGCCGGCCGTTGTCGGTGACGTTGGCGAGGATATCGCGCTGACTGATGTCGGACCGGCGTAACCGGGCGTCAGTGGCGCCAGTTGACCCGGGCGATTTGCCAGCACCGGTGGCAGTGGCGGGAGCGCCTGCACCTTCGGCGTCGGGCACGCCGAGGGCAGTGTTGTAGTGCTGCACGAAGCCACGAGTAAACACGCAGGACACAGGATGTAGCCTGCCTTTTTCATCCATCCATTGCCGGGTAACATCATCAATCTGCCTTTTAAGTTGGGTGTTTTCGGCATCAAGCCGTTCAATGCGCACCAGGTAGTTGCGCTCGCTCGCAAGAGAAGCGGCAAGCTGGCGTTCGAAACGTTGCTGTAATTCACGCAAGGTCTTCAGTTCACGTTCGGCGCGCTGCTTCTCCAGTCGACTGAAGCCTTCCTGCAACTGAGAGACGCGTTGCTCGCCGAGCTGCTTCGCCTGGGCGAAGCCGCGGGCGTGGCCGTGCCACCAGAGTGCGGACAGCAGCGTCAACAGCGCCAGTACCGCCAGCGCGCCCAGAATCTGCGTTTTAAACACAGTTGCTTCCTCCCCAGCTCAGATAACGCGGCGCCAGTTCACGCAGGATACGCGCCGGATAATGGC